TATACAAGTCTGTCCTTGCTTGTGGCGAAACCGTTAGCTGAAATCCATTTTGCAGTTGGGGCATTGAACTTTAACCCACCAACGAGCCTAACATTATCCAGAAAACGATAACCCACGCCACTACATCCATTACATTTGTTTGATCGTGCATATCTTGTTCCATCCTTTTTTGTTTTGAAAACTTGCCCTGAACCATTACAATCAGGGCAACGCTCTGCTTTTTGCTTATACAACTTCTCTGAGTTGTTGTGTACCGTTGAACGGTAATCTGCGTCAGGCATGTAAGGCTCAAATAAATCTGCCCACACCTTTTTGTCTTTAGGTTTCTTGCTGTAGATAACCCAAGACAATTGCTCTGGACTATTGAGGTTGATAGGTCTGTCACCCATCAATTCACGTACCTGTTCTTCTAGTTCACGTGTCAATGTAACACGCTCCTGTTCAAACTCTTTACGCACCTCTTCCAAAGCGTCCAAGTCAACAGCAAACCCACGTTGATATATACGTGCAAGGTGTACTGCCAGTTGATTGGTCAACTTAATTGTTCCTTCCAGTGAGCTACACTCCTCGTACTGTATCCGCAAACGCTCATACAATTGCTGCGTAGCATGTAGATCAGCAGACAGGTAGTCAGATAACTCAGTGTGATCCATGTCACGTACTGACTTACCTGCCTTGAGCCACTCCTTCAGGCTGTCTTGTTTCTTTGTGTCAAGGTCATACCTCTCAGCACAAGCCTCAAGAGACAGTGGTTCTTTCTGTCCACGCTGTAGTATGTACTCGCCTAACATGGTGTCAAAGATTGCACCCTCGTAGGTGAACCCTGACTCCCATAGCCACATCAAGTCGTGTGATGCGTTGTGCATAATGAGAAGGGAAGTCTCGTCCAGTTTGCGTTGAACTATAGACCTCCCTTCTGTGGTAGGTTGTTGCTCTGAGTGATCGAATGTTACAATGTCCTCGTGTCCAAGATCATCTAGCATACCCACCATAACCAATGTATTGTCTGGCTCGAAAGGATCAAGGTGTAGCTTGTCGTTTCGTTTGGTCACAGTGTTTTCTATGTCGAGTGTTAGTTTCATTTATTCTCCTATAAGTCGTTGGGATGCCACTCATCCCAGTCATCGTCTATTACGTCATCATCTACGTTATAATGTGCATCAAGGTCTTTGTCAAACTTTTTATTATGTGCATACAAACTTAATGCATGTTCGACTTCATCAATACTCAGTCCTAATCGTTTAACAAACGTGTTCAATCTTATCTCATCAAATATATCCTTATGTGTCATGTAGAGTACCCCCTCTTAGTTTTGTATAGAACGCTCCCTCTGTACTATTTAGAGAGGAAACAAGGTCTAGCAATTGTTGATATGATATATAAATAATCTGGTGTTCGTTCAAGCTGTTCTCATATTGTCTTAAATAAACAGTGTCATCGTCACTGATTACCATCTCGACATCCTCAAACCTATTCGTTTCATCTAGTGATGTAACTACTGAGGCATCCTTTTCAAATTCTACTGTAAACATTAGTTATCTCCTATATTCATAGGTGCATACACATCACCATTATATTGTGATCCTGTTTTATTTTTACCGTCCTCGACTCCAAAGTTACACATGGTTAGTAATATAAAACAAGCTACGATCCACCATAGAGCTTTCTTTGTCCATATAATAAAATTATCAAAGGTTGTTTCTGCTTCCTTTTGTGCTGCTTCTCTTGGTGTCATCTATTAAACCCCCTACTTGTCTGTTGTATTTGTGTACACGTTTCGTCTTCCCATCCATCCAGAGTAGACTTACATGTTTCCTTTGGGCAAGATGTGTGTTTAGTTGTATCAAAGTATTCATTACACAAAGGACATTCTACTTCTCTATATCTTCTCATGGCCGTCTCCTAAAACATTGGGTTCATCATGCTAAATATTTTGTACCATGACGCACCTTCTAATGCCAACCACATACCTACAGGTACACCTAGTATGAATATAACGCACACTAGGAACGCCCATCCTAATCCCTTTGTTGTACAGTACTGCTCACTCATACTCTGTTACCTCTCAGGGCAAAGAATAAACCACCAACCCACAGTAATACGTGCAGATTATCGTACAGTAACACGTCAGTCAAACTACTAGGTTCACCTATCCATATCACACCTGTCATTATACAACACATTACAATACCACTGAAGCGTGTAAGAGTATCAAAAATCCAGTTGACTAGTAGTCCACCAAACAACAAGCCAATACCTGCACCTAGTTCCCCATACGCAGCGAACCACCACACAATGTAAGGTAGGTCAAAGGAGCTTGCGTCCTCTAATGTTACAGGTAGTTTTGATGCGCCCTGTTGTATAAATACAATAGCCAACGGCACTCTCAGTAGCCAGTGGCTTAAACAAAATTCTGGTATCCATTTCATACTAAGTACCTCGCTGTTTTATATTCCAATTCACAATGGACAACGCCATGCCATCCACTTAGTTTGTTCTTCACAACATTCAAGTGACGTTGTGTGTCCTCTTCCTCTTGACCGTCAACTACTGGGTTCTTGGCAATCAATACCATGAGGTCAGCCTCTGCTGCCTTACCAGTACGTGAACCTTCCATCATGCTCTGGTTAAGTAACACCTTACCCTCTGCGTCAGCAGATAGCTGAGACATGTAGAAGATAGCACAGTTGTGTGACTTGGCAATCTGTCTGGCATAGATAGCATTAGCTTTCAGTGCTTCATCAGGTCTGGCAAAGCCACCTGTTCTGGCAAACTTGTCACCCATGTCAAGCACCACAATGTCAGGCTTGTACGACTTACATACTGACTCCACCCATGCCATGTCACGATCAGATGCGTCCTTGATCTTGATGTTCTTCTTAACTGCATCATAAACGTCACGTGCTCTGGCAGGATTGTTCTTGACTTCTTGCATTGTCATACCTGTAGCTGCTGTCAGATACCTAGCACCAACACGGTGAGAGGCTTCCTCGTTACATAGTATAACACACTTTGCACCCTGATGGGCAAACCCATTGGGAGAGGCAATGAGAGAGGCGTGGAATGAGGTCTTACCTGTGTTAGGTCTAGCACCTATCTCAATCAGGTGTCCTGCATTTACGCCCTCTACCTTACGTGTCAAGCTAGGGATGTTAAACGTCCACTGTGATTCCAAGTCGTTCATGTTGAGCAATGTGTCAATCTCAATGTCATCCCACTCAATACGTAGGTCAGGTGTGAAGTCATCTGCATAACGCTCAAGCAAATCACGTAGCGGTTCAAGGCTATTCCTATCACCGTTCACGTAGTCAAACCCAAGGTTAGCAATGTCCTCACCCACTACCTGTTGGAACAGTTTGGATAACACCTCTTGTGCTACGTCACCACCCATAGGTGACTCACGTTTGATCTGGTTGAACAAAGAACCATACGCTTGTTTCTGTGCCGTTGTAAGTGTGGGATTGTTTGACATGAACAATGCCTCAATCTCATCTGGTGTAACTGTACGCTCATAACGATCCATAGCCTTGTCGATAGCTTGCTTGATCTTACGCACATCTTTACTGAATAATCTGTCAGGGCATTTAGCACCACGATGGTCATCGTAGAACTCTCTGTCCATCAGACTTCGTATTAATGATAATTCCATTTATGTTTCTCCTAGTGTGTTTAAGTTTTCTATGTCGGTAGGATTACGATATTTTAGGTCATCCGTCAAGCGTAATACTTTTACCTTGTTGGCATACCCACGTAACTCTTTTGCAAATTGCAGCGTCTTTGGTAATGCATCGGGGTCAAGTGCAATAATAATCGTATCGAACTGTGATAAGTACCTCTTATGTACCTCAGAGAGTGACGTACCCAACACTGCTACCCCGACATATACGCCACTCTCCGAGCATCCAGAACCGCCTGTCGCACCTACAATAGCTGCACTCACACAGTCCTCAACGACTACTGCCGTTGTACCACATCCATGCACATAAGGCAAGGGATTTTTTCCATATCTTTTCCACTTAGGTAACTTTTTTCCTAGTGCTCTACCTGTAGCGTCCACCATGATGTTGTTATGGACTACAGGAAATACGACACGATCTTCTTTTACATCATACAATAAGTCTTGTTCCACAGACCACAGTCTCCACTTATAGCAGAAATCTTTGATACGGATGTAGCTCTTGACTATCCACTCAGGTTTCTGAAAGGGTACTGCTTCAGTTTCTTGTGCAGTGCTGCCCAATGAGTTACGTATGTCATCCGTAGTTAGATGCACACGTGACCCACCAGACACACTACAACCTGCCTTGTAACAATTCCACATAAGTTGACCCATGTTATTAGTAGCGGTGAACGTCTTAACTCCACCACAAACAGGGCAGTTAGTACGTTTAGTATCACCATTACTAATGTCTAGATCACTTATGTATTGTTTTATATTCATTATATATCACTTTCTATGTTACTCATTACACTCGATTGTACATAAGTATCTCTCTGTGTCAAGGCATTATTTGCACTTTCGTATGTATGTTTCATATATGGTTTCACAGAAGACACATGTGTATGCCCTGTCACTGCCATAATCTGTGGCAAAGGCACACCCTTGTCTACCATTTCTGTTACACCAGTCCTACGTATGTCCATAAGGCGTAGTTCCTCTGACAGTTTAGCCAGTCTCATTACCTTACGTCCAACCTTGGACAGTCTCTCCATAGCATACGGCTCAAACTTACCTGACCTTGGCTTTGGATGTGGTGCTACCCACTGTTGAAAACCAAAGTCAGCTTTCTGTTCTAGCAGCATGGCATTGAGGTTGTCACTGATAGGCAGAAACACCTGTGCTCTACGCTTGCTTTGCTCCAGAGATAGCTGTTGGTTCTTGAGGTCAAGGCAATCCCATGTGAGATTACGCATATCCCCAAGCCTCTGACACCACTCGTATGCCATGTGTACTATCAGTCCTAAGTTGCGATACTCAAAGTCACTGTACGCCACGTCAAGGAACTTGTTGACTTCACCATGTGTCCAGACAACCTTACGCTGATGATTTCTCTTGCGTTTGATCTTGGCAAATGGGTTCTGTTCTGCGTGTTCCATTTGTATGGCATAGTTGTACACCCTACTGGCACAGGTAGCCGTATGGTTAGCAAAGCTGACACCACGTGACACCCATTCCTCATACGCTGCCTTGGCAATCTTAGGTGTGACATCCTTGTACTTCCTACACCCCATCGTCTGATGTAATATGGTGAGGAAATATCGGTAGTCGATCTTTGTGGAATCACGTAACATATTGAAATCATTAGAAGAATAGTAAAAGTTTATCAGGTCAGTAACCTTGCCGCTTGGCTTGATGTTCACAACCTTTGACTGTTCCTCTCTCCAATCGTCTATCTGTTTATTTAACTCCTTTGCAAGCTGTCTACTAA